CTTTGCTTTCTTAAAGCCTACTGCTAGAAGTTGCTCATCTATTTCATTTGGTGTCCATTTGAAGTATCTAACAATTGATTTTATACAAATGTCTAAATTTTCTCCAAATATCCACCCTACATAAAAACCGGAGCTAATTCTTGAATTAAAGAATAATCTTTTTTAGATAATTTATCTAATTCTGTAATTGTTGAAAATCCAACAATATGAGATATTAAAACTAAAGAATAATTTACAGCATCTTTTTTCAAATCTAATCCACGAGCTAAACTAGCCATAGTAGTAGGCAGTATTCTAGTTTTAAATTTTATATGAGTTACTTTAAATTCAATACTATCAGGATTCATAGGGCTTAATAATTCATAATTTGGAGTTAAATCACTATCAAATACTAATCGACCCTCCATTACACTTTGCAAAACTTTTGGATAGTTTTCCTTAACCTCATCATTATTTAATTCTATTTCAAAATTCGATAAGTATGATTTAATTTCTTCAATCGCAATTTCTTCGCTAATAACGTGTTTTTGTGTTTGTTTGTTCATAACATTAAGTTTAAAAATTCCCCAGATTTAACTAGGGAATTTTATTAATAATTAAAGTCTTTCTAATTTACCGCTACCACTAACTTTTAAAGTCATTTGAGCTGTATTTGTACTTGGTTGTAAATCTCCTACTGGAACTCCTTTACCTTTCCAAATTGTGCCTCCAATATGGGTAATAGTCCAAGTACCCTCATCTTCGTGTTCACACAATTTATTCAAAGAATCTTGTGTTTGACCTATTTTGAAATCAACCGCTACTGGGCCTTCAATCATCCAACGAACTCTATTCTTTTGGTAAATAGCCTCACCACTTCCAGTAATTTGGTTAGCATCATCATTTACTCTAATACCTCCTTCATCTACTGTGAAATCTTCATTAGATTTTGCTGAGAATCTAAATTCTCCTAAAGTATGTTGACATACAATTTCTAGTATATCACCTCCTAAATATCTTGCCATTTCTTAAATTTTAAAAGTTAAAAACCTGCTTCTACATCTGTTGATTCAATTCTGGCAATTCCAGTTCTTTTGTATCTGAAAAATGTTTCAAATCTATCAGGATTAATTGTAGAAATTTGAACATTTAAACTATCCTTTGAAAATTGAGGCTCGTTTATCAAAGCTCTTTCAGCTAAATCCTCAAATAAATCAAAACATACAGCTTTCCATTCTTTTGGCTTTACAGCTCCAGAAACAGTTGTAACCTGATTATCTTTAATCAATACTTTATCCTTTAATCGTAACGTTTCCAAAGTACGATAAGCATCAGATACATTCCAATCTACATTTAGATTACGAGAATAAGCATATTGTAATGGAACTTCACCATCAGGATGATAAGTTGTTACCAAATCCATGATTTTATAAGCTCCATTTTCTAAAATAACAGTAGAACATCCTTTTTTAACTAAGAAATCTCTATTATTATAGTCGCTCATATCGCCAATATTTCCATCACTTGGAACTGGCATATCTGGATACGCTTTATTATTTACATCTAAATGAGGTGAATCTTGAGCTATTCTAGAAAATAACGATACTACATTGGCAGCAGCCTCAAAAGTAAATCCTTTTGACAAAGGAGCTGGGCAAAGAACATTTGTTACTTGTTCTACTCTATCAGCATCATCAGTAATTAACGCTAAATCATCTTTATCATCTTCTATACTTCCAAAGAAAGCCATAAAAGGTTTAAAAATTAAACCAGAATAACGTCCAGTTGGTGCATCAGGGTCAGGAATACCGTTAAAAGCCTCAAAAGTAGCTAAATGAGCTTCTCCATATGGATTAATTACAGTTGTGTACCAATCATCACCAAATTGAGATAAAGAAGCATCTAAAGAAACAACACCAGCGCCATTAGTAGAAGCTGTTTGCGAATAAGAAACACCTGCAGAATTACTTCCAAAATCTATTGAAATATTAAATTCAGCAGAAGTAGCACCCTCCCATTTTGTAGTAGAAGTAACAACACCCAATGTATTAGTAGCAGTACAAGGCGCACCTAAAACACCATTAATAGCATCTTTTATTTTTCCAGCAATAACAGTCGGAGTATCTCCAGAAGCTACACTAAAAGCATAAGATTGAAAATCTAAATTATCACGACCATTTACAATAACGTAATGAGTAGCGTTTGATGTAGCAGTTCCAGTTACTGTCCATTCTCTAGTCGTTGCAGTTGCTCCAACATCTGAAATTTGAGGAAAAACAATAGTTGGAATACCTCCAACACCATCACCATTAACAGGTCGTAAAATCCTCATTATTGAGTGAATTGGCGATCCAAAACCAAATAACTCACCAGCTTCATTTGCGCTTGTTACTTCTTTTTTGGTAACGGTTAATCCTGATTGATTAGCAGTATTGGCTTCTCCAAAAATTGCTATAATTTGCGGTAAGTTTTGAGTATCATTATTAAAAAACCCTTTTTTGATTTTATAACCAGAAACTCGTGAGCTACGCTCTGAACCTACTGCGGTTGAAATTGTACCCATAATTTTTTATGTATTAAAAGTTAATTTATATCCTTTGTCTGTTGACTCTATTTTGATAACTGTATCATTTCCTGTAAAATTGTTATTATATTCATCTGGGTCTTGTGATTCAAAGGCTCTAACTAAAAAAACAACTCTTGCCATTCTAGCCATAGAACCATCTTCTTTACCATAAGTATCATCAAAATTAACACTTTGAACATAAGTTCCAGAAATTAATCCAGGTTCAAATCCTAATGTTTTTAATTTTGTAGAACTTAAAATATAACGAACCAAACCTACTATTTTTTGAATCTTAATTCTAACATCTGTACTAGCGGTTTTACCTATTGTTTCTTCACCAAAGGAATAAACATCTAAATTAAATGTATGCGCACCATGAACTTCAAATTCATTATGCTCATCGTAATTGATAGAATTAAGAGAAACATTAACAACTACATCTTCACTTTTATCAATAGGTTCTATTCTTTCTAAGAACACTCCTAAATCAATATGGCATTTTTGTAATTCTAATTGATTAGTTAATTCTAAAAGCATAATAGCTCCGAGTTGTTTTGTTATCAACTCGAAGCCTTGCTCTTGAATAATTTCAGTAATTGTTGCGCTCATTTTATTCTTTGAAGTCGTTCAAAATCAAAACTATTAATCCTAAAGTTTCATCCGGAAAATTCTCTCTAACTACATATTTTTTTGCAGTTCCAGAACTATCAACAAAAGAAACAAAATGCTTTAATAGACTAATCTCGCCTTTTGCATTTCTTACAGGATAATTATTAGAAACTAAAAACGATTCATCTATACAAATATGAACATTTTTAGCATTTACAGGTTGACCATCAGTATCAAAATTAATCCAATGTTTTGTGGCAAATCCAGTTAGCGATAGAGTTACATCTCTTGTCGGAGTAATCATTTCGATTGTCTCCTCAAAGCCCCCTTTAGTCACAAAAAACTTTGCATCTCGTTTCGCTAACTGTAAAATATTACCACTCATTTTGAATTATTTTTCAATTTTAACTTCACCTTTTACTTCCATTTCTTTTAATTGAGAATCTATCTCTTCTAAAATAACAGATTTATTAGCGGTTTCAGTAATATTGAAATTGTTTAATTTAGCAAATTCTATTAATTCACTTTTTTTCATAAAATCTAAATCAAAAGAATCATCTTCAACTTTTTCATCTACCAATTCAATAAAACCAGAATTAACAAGCTCGTAAGCTGGTGATGTTAATTGACTTTCATCAACAATTTCACCATATTTAGCCATGTGATTGTGTTTACACAAATGACTTATTACTTTTACTTTATACTTTGCCATATCTTAAAGAATTAAGCTAAAACTTGCATTGTGTAAATCTTGTCAATTGTAAAAGGAACTACCAACGGAGCAGAAGTTAATTCAATTGTACTTGAAACCGTTTTTTTGTCGCTATAAGCACGAATTAAATAATTTGCTTCAACTACTGCTGGAGCATCTACAACCGCACCACCTACGCTAATTTGTTGCATTGTTGGTAAACCTCCAAATACTGTTTTACCTTGGAAATCATCTGGTAAAACAACTACTAAATTAGAAGCTAAATAGTATTGTGTAGCACCATTAGCATCAGTATATTTCTCGTTGTAAGTCCAAAGATTAACAACAAAATCACCAGCGGCAACTTGACCATGAAAAGCCATTCCAGTAGCCTCGCTAAATTGTGGCATTCCAATATTGATTCGGTCAACTCGTCTAATATCAGCTTCCTCTTTTACTTGAGTAGTAGCCATAAAAGCATTTAACGCAGCACTTCTCATTACAACGTTAATTGTAGAACCGTTAGAATTTCCAACGTCACGTAAGAAAGTCATTGCATTTGCTAAATCAGTTAAAGGTTTTGCACTTGCTGCAACACTCCAATAATCACCAGCAGTATCAACATTTACCATCGATGCAGCTTTACGTCTGTAATCAATAGAATCACCATTAATTAAAGAAACTACTCCAGTTTGTAATACATCCGCTTGTTGTTTACGAATAGCACGCTCAATTTTTAATCTGTTTTTTTCAACATTTTTAAGAGCATTTTGAGCAATAACCTTATTGATTTGTACATTTTCCATACCAACACCTAAAGCAATGGTATTCATGTAAACTTGATCGCGTTGGAAATCATAATCCTCTTTGAAATAAGGAGGAATATATTTATTTTCCGAAAGTTTAGAGAATTTATTTTTATTCCCCTCTGTAAAACGAACCACATCAAGTGCAATTCCATCATTATCCCTTTGTACTTCTACATCAACTTCTAAAGTCGGGGTGGTTTCCTCTGGGAAAAATCCAGAAAATCCAGCTCTAACAGGAATCATTTCTTCAAATTTGCCAGCAACCTTACTTGCGATTGCATTGCTATGGTCTATAATTGGAATCGCCATAATTAATTATCGAATTTAGTCATTTCAGTAACGTTGTTTAAAACGAAACCTAATGCGGTTAATACATCTTTTAAAGCCTTACTACCTACAATAGAATCTAAAGTAACTCCTAAAGGCAAAATTAACATTCCAGCATCAATATCGCCAGAAATACAGTAATTAGCAGAAACACTATCAGTATCTGACATAGTAACGATACCATCTATTTTTAAAATACCAATTACATTAGCTAAAGTAGCAGAAGTTGCAGGAGAAAATCCTTCATCAACTCCAGCAGTACCATTTACAATTGTGATTCCTGTAACAGAACCAGTACCAGTAGCGGCTAAATCTGTTTTTGCGCCTACTGTTGAAGCTGTGAAAACAACTTTATCAACTTCACCAACTGAACCAGTAGAATAACCAGTAAGAGTTCCAGAAAAAGCACCAGAACCTACATAACCTACAGCTTTATCAGCAAAAGCAGCAGCAACTTCGGTAGCAGTTTTAGCACCAGAAGCAGTATAAGTTAACCCTGCTAAAATAACTGTTTGTCCATTTGTTAAATCGGCAAATTCTACAGTAGCAGTTTCATAACTTCCAGCATTTCTAACTACTAAAATACCATCTTGAGCATCTAAAGATTCGCCTATGTTATTGATAAAAGTACCTTTTGCATATCTATTTCCATAAGTGAAAATATTTTGCGATAAATAATCAACTGTTGATTGATTACGGGTCGCATCCCTTTGAGTTGCATAAATTCCCATCTATTTATAAATTAAAGTTCATAGCTTTTTTTAACTCATCATTTTCTTCTACTTGTTCAGAAGCTGTAGTCGGAGTTTCTGGATTAGTAATAGGTTTTGACGAATCACTTTGTAAATTAGAAAGCATTGTTGATGCATTCATTTTTACTAAAAATTTCTCTCTTTGAGAAGCTGAAATTTCAGCACCACTCTCAATACCAGCACTCACGGCTTCATGGTCTGCCTCAGCATAAACCATCCATGATAATACTCTTTCTCGCTCTGAATTAACTCCTTCGCTTACAATTTCTTGATAAGACTCTGGATGTGAGCTTTTAATTTCCCCTTTTGTCATTTTTACGGAATTTTGGATTAAACTTGAATTTAAAATTGAATTATTTTTTTTTGAATCATCAATTAACATTTGTAAAACCTCATCGAAACTTGCAATACCATCTATAAACGTTCCAATAGCATCTTTTGAAAAAACTGTATAACCATTATCGAAATTAGTTCCTTTTAATTGTGGGCGATTGCTTAAAGTTCGCTCAATAAAAGATTCATTAATAGGATCTAATAAATCACTAATTATTAATTTGTAATTATCACTATTTAAAGCCTCCTCAAAAGCCTTATTTTTTTCGGTAGATTTACTGGCGTATAAAGTAATGTATTTTGTTCCATCTGGAGATTCACTATTAGCTTTTCTACCCTCAAAACTTATCATAGTTCCAACAGAACCAACTATATTTAATTCGTTTTCTGAAAATATTTTAGTTGAGTTAGAAACAATTCCATAAGCTGCACTTGCTGCCATACCTCCCTTTGTAATCAAAGAATAAACTGGCTTTGTCTTTTTCACTTCTTGAATAGCATCACCCATAATATCAACCGCTCCACTAGCACCACCACCAGAATCAGTTAATATCATAAACCCTTTAACTCTTGAATCTTTTGACATTGAAACCATCGTAT